CCGCCCTGCTGGAGTGATACGACATAGCGTTTTTGTCCGCCATGCCGTACGATGGCCCCGCCAGCACGCACGCCGGGGGAAACACTCACCTGCGCTTCGGTGAGATTCGTGAAGGGCAACGCGCTGCACACTCCGCGCGTCGTCCAGAAGTAGACAGACCCGTCGCTGGGGTCCGCGTGCTGCCCCGGCACCGTGCCGTAGGGGGCGAGTTGATCGAGCCTGTCGCCGCTGTAGGCGTAGATGCGCTGGGTCGTGCCGACGATCAGCGCTTCGTCCACCGCAGTCAGCATGACGACGTTCCCCGGCACCAGGAAGAAGTCGCTGTCGAGACTGAACAAGTGGTATCCCAGGGTCTTGGAGTACCAGACCACGGACTGATCGCTCACCGGGTCGTACTGCGCTGCGTAGGCCCGCCCGCGCCAGAAACACACCGGCCCGGTGCCTTGGGGCAAGGGGTACATCGACGCCATGCGCAGGTCTTCGCCCAGCGCGTCGTTGGAGAACACCCAGTTGTAGGCGCTGCCGGTCGTCGTGACGGCAAGTTGATAGACCGTGCTGTTGGCCGGAGCGATGTAGACCTTGGTCAGAGCCCCTGCAACGTGAGGGATGTTGGCGATCCCCAGTGCCTGCCCTGCAACCAGGGTGATCTCAGCTGGGTCGCCCGCACCGGTCTCACGCCCATCGGCCAGCACGTAGGTGCACAGCACCTGCCAGAGTCCGGGGGCAAGGTTGCCGGTAATGGGGGTCAAGGTTGGGGCAGTAGGTGCACTCCACGACCAGGGCAACACCGTGTTGTCTCGGGCGATGATGCCGCTGTCGGTGCCGTTGTTGTAGTAGGTGCGGTTGTTGATCTCAGCCCAATACATCGGGGCCGTAGAAGTCAAAGTAGCCAACACCACGCCGTTGAAATCGACAAGCTGATTGCCCAGCACGAAGTAGCTGCACTCGTAGTCGAAGGTGCTGAATGCGCTGCTGTAGGCCCCTGCGCTGACTAGCTGGTAGCCGTCGCGCTTGACCAGGGCGCCGGTATCCGTGACATGCACGTTGTCCGCCGTATGCAGCCACGCATGGCCCAGCCTCAGCGGGTCGCTGACTGTGTTCAAGCCATGAAATGACTGAATGTTGTACATCACCAATAGGCTTGGTTGTGTGCGGGTGCGTTGGCCATAAAGCCCCTGCGCATGTCTGCGTCAGGACGGTTGCCAAACACCCGCGTGAATTCGGCGAGTGCCTTGTCAGCACGTTGCGGGTCGTGAATCTCAGCATCCGGGCGGCTGTAATGCTTGTGCAGCGCCCACTGGATCAAATGCCGATGGTGTTGTGAACCGATCTCGAATTCCTCGGTGTCGGCCAACGTCGTGATGGGAAGTCGGTAGCACTCGATATGCAACGTTCCATCGGCTACGGGCTTGCAACCCAGTTGCACCGATGTCTGGTCCACCACCAAATACTTGGGTTCCTCGGTCAGTTGCCGCCAGCCGGGGTAATCCCGATCCATCGCCAGGCGGTCTTTGAGACTGAGAACCGTAGTCGTTGTCGAACCCGTGGGCGTGAAGTCTGCGTAGGTGATGAATGCAACCGACTGGCTCAAGGTGTAGCCCATCGTTCCTGCCGTTACAGCGATATCACAAATGCTGGTGTTGGACGACTCAAACAACAGGTTGGCACGGATGGCGGCTTCTTCCTGTGCCTCGGCCAGCCATGCCGTTACCTGCACGTCCGAAGCGAGATACGCTTCAACGAGGTCATCCGCATCCACGCGGAACTGGGCGATGGCCTCTTCCAGATTCATGCGGCACCGTATTGATCGACCAGACCAATGGCCTGTTGACGCAGCGACTCGACACTCTTGCGCTTGTCAATGTCCATGCGATACGTGGTCTTGACGAACGATTCCAGCGCCGTCTTGTCCATCGCTGCAATGCGGTCACGGATGGCCTGCGAATCCTCGTCAACCAACGTTTGTTCCTGAACCTCGACTACCTCGGCTTTCTTGGCATCGCCCTTGGCGTACACGTCAGGATGGCGCAGCATCTTTGCGGCCAGATCAGCAGGGACCAGAACCGATTGGCCCTGAGTGAATGCAATCCGTGACCCATAAGTTCCGTCGATGTAGGTTTCGCGCCTGCCGATGTACTTGATGGCTACTTTTTCCATGTCCGTGGTCCTTTTTGTTTCAAAAAAAGGGAGCCGAATGAACGGACTCCCTTTGTCTCCTACAGGTCGCTATCAGGGAGCGCCGTGCAACACACACTCGACCAGCAGGTCAAGAATGCCGACCGATGCATGGGCAGCGCCTGCGTTGGTCAGGATCACATAAGCGTCCTTGGGTAGCGTGATGGGAGCAACGCCGGTATTGGTGGCGCGAGTGCGGCCCAAAGCGTTGGTGGCCAGACCCGCCACAAAGAAGTAGTCGTCGTCTTGGGGAACCGAAGTGCTGTCCACACCGTCCACATAGGCGAAACCGATCTTTGCCGTCGTGGCTGCCGTGAAGGCGTCCGACACAATGGCCAGAGCGTCGTGCAAGCGTGCGCCAGCGGGCAGGATGCCAAAGCGCACAACGTCGCCAATACCGATAGCAGCAGTCGAATCGCTGTTCGATGCTGCACCGGCTGCGGTCGTGGTCAGATTGAACTGCAACGTGGTGCCGTTGCCGTAAGGGGTGCCGCCGAACTGTTGTTCTTGCGGCAGGTACTTCTTGGTTACTGTAGCCATTTGAATATCTCCGGTTGGGTTTCAAGAAAGGGGCCGAAGCCCCATTTCATTTAGAACGGCAGGCGAACGGCGGTGTCGATTGCGATCACGCCGTAGTCCGTGTACTGCTGGGCATCGCCGTGGTCTACGAGGAAACGAATCTTCGAGCGACCGTTGATGGCACCGACCAGCACTTCCAGCTTGTCGTCGTGGTCCAGTTCCTTCTCGGACCAGAAGAACGGATTGCCCGTCTTGACGTTCTTGCCCCAGGCTTCAGCCAGGGCTTGACCACCCAGCAACAGAGCGCGGTCCACAGCGTAGGTCGAACCGAAGGCGGCAGGAACCAAGTCCGTGGTTGTCTCTGTCTCGCTGGTGTAGCTGGAGCACCAACGCAGGCTGTCACCGGCATAGAAGCGGATGGGCTTGGGCATCTTCACGACCAGAATGCCGTTCCACAGGATCGAATCCCCCATGAACAGGGGATGTTGACCGGCCTGCTGGGCACGCGCCATCGCGTTGGCCTGGAAGGTACGGAACTGGCCCGAGTTGGACTGCTGGATGCTGGTGTACTGCTCGCTGGAAACCAGCAACACGCGCAAGGGCGAGTCAGACGCCATCTTGTCGCCTTCAAAGATCACAGGCGGGGGAGGCACAGCCATCGAGTCCAACTGCGTGCGCAAACCGTCGATCAGGTCGGTGTTCATCACGTCCGTGGTAGCAATCGTGATTTCGTTTGCCGCTGCCTTGATGGTTTCAATACCCGTGCCGGTAGACATGAAGTGGCGGTTCTTGGTAGGAGCCTTGACCGTGTTCACAGCGATCTGAGCGAAGTCAGGATCGGTAGACAGGGGAACTGCCCACTCCGCGTTCATGTGCGAACCACGCGCACCGGCCAGGTGGACCAGGGTTAGCTGGTCGGCCAGGCGGTCCATGTAGTTCTGACCCAGCGCACGGGCCAGCTTGCGCAGCTCGTGGGGTGTACGCTGTTGCGTCATCGTGTCGCCAGCAGAGATCGGGTAACGCGCCTGATTGATGCGCAGCCGATCTTGCGAGAACGACATCTTGCGACCCTGACCTTCGGCAACTGCCGAACCCATGATCGGCTTGCCGCCCATCGGGTTAATCAGGTCAAAGGTGATTTCGTCGCCAGCAACCTTGGTCAAGTCCATGCACTTGACGATGGGCATTTCGCTGGACGATTGATTGCGGATGGTTTGCTCCGCGTCAGCCTGCTGTGGGAACTTGCCCGTCAAGCGGTTGATAGTGGTGTTGCGCTGCATGTTTGCAGCGAAAAGACCAGCCGATTGCAGTTTTACCGCAAGGGCTGACCCATAGGGGATATTCGTAGAAGCCATGACAATTTCCTTCTAGGGGACCGGCTACGCTTCCCAGCGATGCCTGCGTCGGGTTAAATCACTTTGCTTAGTAGTGCATTGATCTGCTCGGGGGTTTTGCCCTCAAACATATTCATCAGCGCCCTATCGCTCATTTCGGCCATTTGCTCGGCGCTGTTGGTCGGAACTGCTGCGCCTGCCGGGATTTCCGACAAGCTCGACGGTGCCGCCACCTTTGCCTTTGCAATTGCTGCTTTCGCAGCTACCGCAACATCCTGCGATGCAGCGGTTTTGCTGGTTCCCTGGGCCTCTTTGAAGTTATCGAGAAGTTCGATCACTTCGGCTGCTGTGCCGCCTTCGATGACTGCGCGTAACGCCGGTCGTGCATAGCTCGGATGGCTTTCAATCCACTTCTCCATCGCATCGGATTGCACAACCGACTCGACATCGGGGTGTGCTTTCTCGATAGCGCCGAAGTGGCTGTCTGCTTCCGACATAGCCTCCTTGTGCTTGATAGGTTCAAGCGCTTGGGCCAGCTTTGCATCCATTTCTGCCTTGATTGCTGCGACCTGTCGCGCCACCAAAGCATCAACACCCTTGCGTATCGCACTCTCGGAGAAGTCACCAAACAGGTCTGCATCGTCAGACGTAACCGCTTCCGCCGTCACTTCTGGCGCACCGGGCTTACGGGCTTCGTTGGCGGCTGCGATTGCGGCTTCCAACTGCGCCTGGGCCTGGGCTGCTACCTGCTTCCAGTGGCTTTCTGCCTGCCTTGCCTCGACCAGTTTGTCGTAAGGGATGGTGTGAACACCGTCCTTCGCAAGCAAAACCGGAGTCGGTTCGGCGGGTTTGTCATCGTTCGATGCAGGCACGTCAGCGGCGGGCGGTTCGCTGTTTTCCACTTCGGCTGGTGCCGTTGTGATTTCGCCCTCTGGGAGTCCCAGCATGTGCATCATTTGCGCGTCGGTCAATTGACCATCCACAGCATTGGCTTGGAAATACTCAGCTTGGTTCAAATTACCCTCTGACACATATCGCCGTGTCCGCGTAGAAGGTTTACGAGTCGGGGCCGAAGCCCCTTCTCTCCGTCCACCCTTGGGCGACCTTCACAGGCGGCTTGCAGGCTGGGATGTGCGAGCCTTCACAGGCTTGCAGGGCGATATTGCTTGCGGGTAATTGAATTGAAAAGTGCTACCGGGGGTTTCCGTGGGAATAGAGCAACCCGAGACTCCCGACCTGTATGGTTTTGGGTGTCTTTGCCCGGCCAATAAGCCCAGCACTCGCATGACGGTCACATTCGGTTTGTCGAGCGCCCTTGTCGTGGGCCAAGCGCTGAAAGTCGGTTTGCTTGCTCGTTTTGTGCAGTCGCTGTGCAACGCTGCGCCGTCGGGTTGCTAGTGAAACGGCATCGGTATATGGGTGCGGCCCCAACATGGCCCATTAGCTATGCCAACGCGCGCCCTGACGCTGGAAAGCAAAAGCCACTAGGCTCTACTCTCCACGGAGCAATCGTGGTGGCATTTAAGCCAGAGAGTAGAAGCTAGTGGCTTCTTGGTCTCAATTGTCGTAGCGATTGCTCCGCTTGACAAGAGAAAGTTTCGATCACGGCGCAATAACAATCAAACCTTGCCGGGGGTTATTGAAAATTGTCAGCCGTGCGCTGCGTTTCAATGCCCTGTTCTTCGCCCTGGAATGGTGATGCAGCCTTGGGTGGAACCGGGGGCAATTGCGGGCTGGTGTTCTGGTGCACGTTTGTTGGCGGCACAGAAACACCGACCGGCTGCGGATAGTCCGGGTCTTGACCGGCTGGGCTGGGTGTGCGGTAGCCTGCGGACATCATCACGGAATCAGCAATGGGTGCCACTTGTGGAAGTTGTGCAATGACCTGCCCAGCCTGCATCGCAGCAAAGGCGCTTTGCACTCCGTTCTTGACCGTCTCCGACACGATCTTATCGATTTCTGCGGCCAGTCGCTCTGGGCTATATTTCAACTCCAACTCTTTGGCCTTTAGGTCGTAGCCAGATTTCGCCAATGCATCCTTGACGGCCTGGTCGATCTGCTCCTGCACCTGCTCTGGTGTCTGGGTCTGTTGTGCGTTTTTAATCGCTTCTATTATTTGGTCCTTATCAGGAATATCCATCAATTGCAGCAAGTACGGCAAAGCCACAACCTGATACTGCTGCGGCATGGATTTGAAGGCTTCGGACATGCTCGATAGCTGCTGCGTCCTGAAGCTCGGCGTTGTCGGAACCTCGGACATGACCACCTTGAGCATCGTCTTTTGCACGTCGTTGGTCAGATACTTGAAACCATCCTCATCAATCGTGGTCACGTTGAGCTTGACCGTCCTTGCCGGTGTAACCACATTGCCCTTGATTGTCACTTCTTGGCACTCGCAACCCATGTCCTCGATGATCATGGACAGTAGCAACTCGCCCACCATGGCGCGGGCAAACTTGAAGTTGTCCATCAGACTGGCCAAAGCCTGCGTGGCTTGCTCGACCTGGGTGTTTTCCTGTACGCCACTCGTTGCTGTGCCTTGACGGCCAGAGAATGCGCTGCTGATACCCGATGCGCGCTCGATACCGAGGCGCGAGTCTTGCAGCATCTTGTATTGTTGCTCGGACAACTGGAAATCGCGCTCGACCTTAAACAACGCGCCGGGTTGCGCCATGTGCTGCGCATCCAGAATGATGTCGGCATCTACCCGCGCAATCTGCGTGCGGAACACTTCGTCCGGGTAGGCAACTGCGCCTTTGGTGCGAATCGTTCTCGCTGCCGATAAACCCCAGCGAATCTTTGAAATGCTGGCATTGACGTTATCCTGCAGGTAAACCATGCCTCGCACACGACCATAGGGCACGCCGGTACGGTCCTCGCGCTCACCCCAAAACGGCACGTAGGGGAAATGGTTGTGCTTGTAGGGTGTAGGACCATCAAACAACAAGTGCGGACCCATCCAGAAACTCACGCGCACCTTGGACACAACCGCCATCCGTGGGATCACGACACCTGCTGCGACAACGGCGGCATGCATCGGGTTGGCTTCGTCGTACTCCACAATCCGCCCATCGGCCAGCTTGATAACGGGTACACGGTCCCAGCGCCGGTACCAGACCTCGAACAGACACACGCGGGAGTTTGTCACGTCGCGCCACTCTTGTTCCTCGACCGACCAACCGCGCTCATCGTCCCACGCTTTGGCCAAATCGGTGCTGGCTCCACCGTCAAAGCTGAAATACTGGTCACTCCAGCGCCCGGATGATGCCTTGATCAACTCGGCCTTGTCCGGGAATTTGAGCGCGGCCTGGTGCGAGTCCGTCCAACGGCGGCGAATCAGATACCGAGCATCGGACATGTTGGGCTGCTTGGCCAGAAAATCCCACCAAATCTCGTTGCGGTGGACGGCATTGCAACGGTAGTCGTACTTGAACGGATCGGACTCACGGGCCACCTCGACCCAACCGATGCCCACACACAACTGCGGGCGGAATGCATCGCTGCAGGCACGGTCGGCACCACTCTGGCGCTCGGCTTCGTTGAGCTTGAAGTTCAGCGCGTCGGCAACATCATCTGCGCCATCGGTGTTTGATGTAACGCGCCAATCGGTACGGGTCTTGGCTTCGAACCCGGTAACGGCCTCGATGGCAGGCCCGACAAGCGGCTCGATGGCGGGCGGCATGCCAAGCTCTTTTTGTCGCTGCAAGACATCTGCGCCCAGTTGATTGCCGTCCACGTAATCCATTTCGCGGTCGGCGCGGGCACGCCAAGCGGGCTGGTTCATTATTTCGTTCAGGAACTGGGTGTACTCGCGCATGTCGATGGGCTGCGCGTCGGGCTCTACGGCCTGGTTCTCGCGGGTGGTGTCAGGTGAAAACGGGTTCATGGTGGTCCTCATGTGCGCCAGTCAGGCGGTGGGGGTGCGCTGTATGCTTGGGCGAACTCGGATGCCATGCGCTCAACGGCCTGTCCAAGGTAGCGGAATGCGTCTGCACCGTGGCTGTACTCGTCGTGCAAAGGAATAGTCGGCTCGTTGGTCTTGGTGTGTGTGTCGCGGCGGTAGCGCTTCAAGCACTCAACCAGGCGGGCAGTCTTTGCCTTGTCGAAGTAGCAACGTGGGAACACCATGCGTGCGGCCTTTATGCCTTCCTCTACGCTGGTTTGCGCCAGAACAACAGGGTTTCGGCCCATTGCGCGTAGAAGTTCCTCAGTGCTCTTTCCAGTCTGGAAGTTTCGGGTACGACCGTCGTGTGGGATGTAGTCATTTCCCCATCGGTATTGCCGCTTTGAAAGCTCGGCCACATACCAATCCAACGTCCGGTTGCTGTCCTCGATGTAGCCGATAACGCGCACCTCAGTAGGCCCGCGCTGGGTCAGGATGATGGTCATGGCATCGTTCCATCCCAAATCCCACACGGTATGCACCGGTAGCAATGGGTCATACGGCACGTCACGCACACGGCCATCAAGGTACAGGCTCTCAATCTCGTATCGGTAGATGGCTCCTGCGGCTACGCGCTTTGGCTTACCTTCCCAAATGTGCTCGTAGTCCTCGCGGAGCATCGTGCGCTCTGCTTTTTCGCGCTCTTGCTGCAGGGTCAGCGGAAACCATGGGTTGTCGCGCCAATTCACCTCGCAGGCCCATGTGTCCTCGCTCGGGGTTGCAATGAAGCGCTGATAGGTATCGTCCGTGTCCATATCCGGGTTTAAAGTCACCCAAATTTCGGAGTTGTCTTTACGGATGGTCGGTATCAGCGTTTCCCAACTCTTGGTGCTGACGCCGTGGCCTTCTTCCACCCAAACAATGTCCACGCCTTCAAACGACTTGATAGAGTCAACGGTATGGCTTTGAAGGCCGGTGAACAGGAATAGCGATCCATTGACGCCGCGAATCTCGGTGTCGAACACGTCAAACTCACTGTCTAGGTCCAAACTGGTGATCTGGTCCTTTAGCAGCCGGTGGACCGAATCCTTCATGGACTTCTGCACCTCGCGGGCGCACAGGATGCGTACAGGGCGCTCTGCGGCCATGGCAATAAGGGCTCTGGCCACGCCCCACGATTTGGCGCCACCACGGCCTCCATATAGAACCTTGTAGCGCTTGGGCTTGAACAGCGGCAGCAGCTTGCGGGGGAACTGCGCCCGAACGTCTACGACTTCCATCAGCGCGGCTCCACGTCCACAAACTCCAGCAGCACGCGCTTCTGTCGTCCAGCCTGGGCGGCATCTTGTGCGCCATCCTCAATGGCAAATGCCCGGCGCTCTGCGACTTGCAGCTTGTCGAAGGTGTCCGCCAGTTGCTTGACGCTGGCAATGCGGTTATTGATGGTCAGGGCCTTGGACACTGCCGCACGGGCTTTCGCCATATCAACCGGCTCGGCATCTTCGCCAGCAACGATGGCAGCCAGCGTATCCATATGCTCGGCCAGCATCGCGGCGTTGGCGAGTTCGGCCAGCAACGAGGCTGCAACATTGCGGGTGTTTGCCAGGTCGTGGCGGTGTCCCATGATGACCCGGACATTGACATCGGCTGCAGCAAGAACGGTGTTGCTGACCTGCTGCTGACTTATGCTGACTTCCTTGCTGACTAATTCCTCGACCAGCTTCGCATTTGTGGCCTGCTTGATAGCAATGGAAAGGTCTTGAGTCCATCCATTTTTTTTCGCGTTGCGAGCGATAAGGCCATTGTCAGCGCCATGCTTTGCCTCTAACTCACGCAGGGTGAACTTCCCTGTACGGTAGTCGCGTTCAACCGCGTCCCAATCAATCTTGACGCGCTTCTTTGCTGGTTTAGATACAGTTTTGGCAGTTTCCATGCCGCGATGGTGTCGCGGACTGCCGGTTAGCGCTAACTCTGCCGGGGGTTATTGGGTGCCACCTGATTTATCAGGCGGCGGTAGCCACCTCATAAGTGAGGCGGTTAAACGGCAGCGGCCAGTTCCATTTCCGGCGAACGCAGCATCAACGCCAGCTTTGACATGCCTTTTTGCGTGACGTGGCAGTATGGCTTGTGGCATTCCATACCGGTCTTGTCGTCGGTGTAGGTTGCTTCCTTGTATTGGAGGCATCCAGATCGAATGTGCTGGTCATAGGCTACCCAGGAACCGTTTTGACGGTATATCCAGCCCTTGGCGTGCATGTATGCGGTCAGTTCGGAGCGCTTCACTCCAAGCACCTTGGATGCTTCAGTGATGGTCATGGCGTCCTTGCTGGCCGATACCAGATCAAAGGCATCAGCCTTTGGTGCCAGGATTTGCACGGCAGATTCAAGGGCTATCACCTTCTCTGTGTAGGTGAGCAATATTCCACGCATGGCGGCGGGGTCGTTCAGGATAGCCATGGGGTCTGCTGGCTTTGCAGCCTGTTCTTCCAAGTCGTGCCAGCGCCTGATAACTTTAATTCGGGCGGATGCGCTGTACCCGGTCAGCAGGGTTTCGGTCAGCTCCCGGTTAAGATGGAAACAGGTGGTGTACCCACGGGCGTCCTTGTCCTCATGAGGATGATCCAGATTTGGATCATCTTTTTTAAGCTCGTCCAACATCGCCCGGATGTCGCGGTGGACATGAGCAAGCTCTTTGCCAGTCAACTCCGCAATCTCACGGCTGGTCATGGTCATGCTTGTGGTCAGTGCGTTCATGCTTCTGCTCCTTCTTTGGATGCTTGACGGGCGGTGTTGATGGCTTCAATGCTGTCGTTGATGGGCTGAATCAAGTCCCAATGGTTTCGCTGTGTGGCGGCTTGGACCAAGATGTATTCGAGTGCGCGCCAGAATCCAACTTCGTAGCCTTTTTCTGCACCTTCACGGTGCGCAGCCATGTCGAGCGCTATCAGTCCAATGGTGTTCATGCCAGCCACTGAACGGTTGTCTTTGAGGTACTGAACCAATTCGCAGGCGTATTGATGGCCAAGGCAAATAGCCTTTCCATAGTCGTCAGTTGGCTTGACGTTGAAAAAGTCGAGGCGCTTCTTCCGTGCGCCATCTTTGACGAAGGCTACAAAAGAGAAATCGGTGTAAAGGGGTGGCAGGGGTGTGAAATCCCGGCGATGCAGTTTTGCCATGGTGCGTGCTCCAGTAACGGTTTGAGTTACTGCCAGTCCCAACGCCAATTGGGGCGGCAGTCCGAAACGAGAGTTGGCGTACCGATGGAGCACCGGCGAGTCTTTCGACTCCTCCCGTCCGGACCGCCAAAACTGGGCGCACCTAGACGTAAAAAAGCCGCACGACCTGCGCAGGTTTGCGGCTCTTGCCGCTCCACTCGGGACGCCAATCCCGGCCACTGTTTTTTGCAGTGACTGCCCCAGTACGATCACTGGGGGCTTGGCGCAATCATACACCCGCGCTTTTTCGAGCGTCAAGCGCTTTTTCACTTTTCACTCCTGAATGCCGTCAGGTCCAGGGGCACCAGGGCGAACCCTGCCAGCACCCGCACGATGGCCTGAACGTCGCGCAGGCTTAGGTCTATGCACACGTCGTCAATGTCCAGCTTGATGCGGCCACCGGGCACATGGGTGCTGGAAATCACTTTGTCCGGGTGGACATCGGCGGGTCGGTACACGCCAGGCAGAACGCGGATGACCTTTTTGGCTTCCAGCAACTTGTTCAGGTGCTCGTCCACCAGTTGGTAGGACACGCCCAGTTGCTTGGCGACCTCGATGCGCGTTGCGGGCCTGGGCGGGTTGCTTGTGGCAATGTCCACCACGGTCTGCAGCACGTCCGCGCTCTTGATGATGGTTTTTCCGCGTCGATTCATGCGTTAAGCGCTCCTATTGTTTCTGCAAGTAGATCAATCTCGTCTTTTTTGATTTGACGCAGCACGGACTTGTCGCCGTGTATGCCTCTAGGTCCGGTGTGACAGCTTGGGCATAGTGGGATGACAAGCCAGTTTTGGGCGCGTTG